GTGGAAAATATAAATATCAAGAATTGGGTTGACAACGGCCTTGTAACCGCAACGCCGGGGGCCACCATTGATTACGACTATATCATAAAAGACATTAAAGACGATTATGGGAGGTTTGTCATTCAGGAAATGGCATACGATATCTGGCAAAGCAACAAACTGATAAACAACCTCGAAAGCCTGGTCCCAAAAACCATACTAGCCGAATACTCGCAGAGGCTGGAAAAAATATCGAACCCATCGAAAGAGTTTGAGCGGCTTGTTTTGGAGGATAAAATCGTTGACCCTAATCCCGTGATGAAGTGGATGGTATCGAACGCCATAATAAAAATAGACGTGAACGGGAATTACAAGCCCTTGAAGGAATACAAGAGTTCAAACAAAAGAATCGATGGCGTAATAACCTCGATAATGAGCCTCGACAGATGCAGGGTAAGCGGTGGAAGCACAACCAAGAAAAAAGGCTCTATAGAGCAGTTGCGAGCGCTGTTTCAGTAATTAATTTGACTAAATAGGGAGAGTATATGATGAATCTTATCAATAAAATATTTAAGCATAGAATTGAAAAGGAAGTGGAAAAGCGAACAGCCAATAATCTGGCGGCCGTATTTACCAATACTAATTTCCCCAATAGGCTTGGCCAGGACGCGACTTCCTGGGCGGCGATAGACATGATAGCGTCGAGCATGGCGAATCTTACGGGTAATTTTTATAACAGGAGAACCAGGCAAGCCCTGCCCAGCAACCACACTCTGCATGACTTGCTGGAATATCCAAACGCGGACGAGACCAGGTTCCAATTCATGTACGGCAGCGTAGTGGACTACTTTAATGAGGGGAACGTCTTCTGGTACAAATACACCAATGAAGACGGCATAATAACTTCCCTATTCAGAATGGACCCGACCAAGGTAACCTTAAAAAGAAACGGCATGAACCAGAAGGTATTCACCTATAACGGTAATGAGTACAAGAGCGACAAAATCCTTCACATACCTTCAAGGCACGGCTACGACGGATTAAAAGGCAAGAGCATATTTTCCGAGTGCGACAATATATTCAGACTGAGCAACGAGCTTGACGATTTCGTGAACAACAGCTTCAGCAACAATATTGGAAACCGTTTAATCATCGACATAAGTAAGTTTATAGACGATGCATCGAAAGAGGATATCCGGGATATCAAGGCCGACTTCATGCAGAATTACACGGGCATAAAAAACGCAGGCAGGCCATTGGTAAAGCATAACGGAATAGAGTATTCCAATATTGAAACCAAAACGCCCACCAACCAGGCGAGCCAATTGATGGAGAATCGCCAGCACCAGGAAAAGGAGATAGCGAAGTTGTTCGGTATCCCGTTGACCTTGCTAAACGGCTCCGAAACCTCCAACGTGGAAACCATATATACCTTGTACATTGAATCGGCAATCAGGCCATTGGCCACGCAATTCGAGCAGGCTATAAACAGATTAATATTTTCCCACCAAAGAAGCAGGCTGTATTTTGAGTACAGCTATAACAGCCTGATGAAAACCAGCCTCAACGACAGGATAGCGGCTTACGCAAGACAGATGCAGATAGGTATCCTGTCGATAAACGAGATTAGGGCGAAAGAGAACCTAACCCCGATAGAAGCGGGAGACACCCATTGGATAAGCACAAACATGATGCCCGTAACCCCGGAAATTCGGGACAGCTATATGAGCAAGGCCAAACTCACGCAATTACAGTACGAGCAGGCTTTGAACGAATCGATGCCCGGAATGGACGGGGACCATTTGCCCATGGGCGATGATAAAAGTTAGAAAACTAAATAGAGAGGATAAAACATGAGTACGAATACAGTCCGCATAATCATGCGCCGTGATACAACCCAGAACTGGGAATTGGTGAACCCTGTTTTAAGCCGAGGCGAATTCGGCGTCGAGATACAGGAAAACGGCAACCGCAGGATAAAGACCGGCGACGGAATCACTGCATGGAACGAATTAAACTACTCTTACATAAGCGTGGAGGAATTCACGGACCACCTTACGGACCTGGACGCCCACGATATCGAGAACATAACCAACGCCATAAACGGCGATATTACCCTGATACAAAACAGCATTAACAACCTGACGCAGGTCGATACCAACCTAATCAACAGAATAACCGATGCCGAAAACAGCATATCACAAAACACCGATAACATATCAGCCTTGGAAAACACGGCAAACCGGGACAGGCAGAACAACGAAAATAATTTTAATACGGTAGACAACAGCATAAACACTTTGGGCAACAGAACCTCCGCTTTGGAAGTCTGGCGAAATATAATGGACGGCGCATTCACCGATTTAAGCAACACAGTAACCCAAAACAATAACAACGCCAATTCCGCAATAAACGGGCTCACAGGTAGAGTGAATGACATGGAAGTAATCAATTCCATACAGGCCGCCGATATTGAGGCGATAAAAATCGACATTGAAGACATAAGGCAAAACACCGATTTGGTCTCTTTGCAAAACACTATCCAGCGAGTAAACAATCTTGAGAATGGAGTGTCCGACCTTGAATACAGAAGCTCGGTGCTTGAAACCAAGGTATCCAACAACATTACCTCAATCGGCTCCATAAACGGGAATATTGCGAATATAACGAATCGCCTTGGGGACCTTGAGCTGTTTGACATAACAATCATGCAGCAATTCGGCGATTTCAGGGACGCGGCCAACCAAAGACTTACAGGCGCCGAATCCGAAATATCCGGTCTGAACACAAGCGTTACCGACCTAAAGTGGCTGACGGACCAAATACTAAATACCCAAAACCAGCAGGGCGGGTATATAAACACTTTAAGAACCGATTTTGAAAACCTCGTCACGCAAAACAACGCCGGTTTTAGGGACGTAAGGGAAGCCATAGCAAACGAAGCTGAAACCAGGCAAATCCAGATAATCGAACTTTCAGCGACAATCGAAAATGAGGCCAATACAAGGCAATCGCAGATTGACCAAGTAAACCAAGCCCTGCAGAATACGTCCAGTGGCATACAAAACCAGTTTGACCAGGTAAACCAAGCCTTGGAAAACGAGGCCATTTTAAGAAACCAGCAGATAACAACCGCAATAACAGCTGAGGCGCAAGCCCGCGAATCGCAAATAAACGAGGTGAACAACGCCGTGCAGAACGGCCTCTCGGAGCTTAACGGGCAGATTCAGGCCACCAACCAGGTATTGGACGGGGTAAGAACCACGTCATTGCACGGCGCGTATTTAACCCGCGAATTAGGCGGCGCCACCGATGTTCCAATCCATTTGTTCGGGTCTTTCAGCAATTTTCAGGCAGGAAAAACACTGGTATTTGACGATAATGGTACACAGGGCGTTTTCATAGGGAACGTTGACAGCGCGACGATACGGGTAATGACAAAATCGATATCGCACATGAGCGACCTGAAACCTACCCTTTTGGGAAGCGTGCCAACTTTTGCGGATTTACCAATAAACGCCGACACTGCGGCCGCCATTTTCGGGAGGATGCCCCGCATAGACGACCATGCGTTCGTTTTGAATGACGAGACGCACGACGATTTAAGGGTTATCTGGTACGTCACAGACATAGTAGAGATTCCATATGAAGGGGACGCATACGGGATGATACCTTTCCCCCCACCACCCCCTACGATAGAGCTGGTATGGGGAAACCCGATACCCATAAACAGGGACGATTTTCAGGCCCAAACCGGAGCCGTTGACTCTGGGCTTGTATTGACGGGCGGCGCGACACCCGGAACTTTCGGCGAAAGCATGGCGATTGATATCGAAGCGACAGAGGGAAGCAACAACCTTATAACAAGCGACGCGGTATACCGGGCCATGGAGCAAATGAGGGAGGAAAATTCCTTCAGCCCCGACGAGGTATATACGGGCACCTCCTGGATTGACGGGCAGCCGATATTCAGAAAGGTTTTGACCGGGGAAACGGGAACCAACTCGCCTACGACTTTCGGTTTTATTGAAAATCTGGGTTCCTTCGTTGACGTCAGGGGCCATGTAATCAATCCATATTTTATCGACAATATTACGACCGTGGATATAAACTTCCAGACCGGCGAATTAAGAGGCCACTGGCCCGAAGGCGGCGTAATAAACACGCCCGTTTGGAACTGGTGGAACGTCGGCTCACCGACCATAAACTTTGCGGCCACGGGTTCCCATAATAATATCAATGGATTAAACGTCGGACGTCTGGGCGGTGCTATGGGCGGAATAGCGTGGGGGCCGGCGGGCTTCGCGATGGGTGGCAACCGCTTCACAATCGGTGCGGTATCCCCGTCTGGAACAACCGAGACAACGCCATCCATGAGGATTGCGGGCGTTCTGGACTTTACCATGCCGACGCTTCTGGAGGTGGATTTCGGCGGGGCCTCGGGAGCCGGTGCTTTCCAGGTCAGCATTAACAACAACACAATCTCGATGGCGAACAGCGTCCATGGAAACGCAAGCCGTGTTGTAAACCAAACTATGAGTGGCAGCGGCACTTTCCAGCATCTCATTGATACGAGGGAATGGACGGCGGGAAGGCAATTCCTTGACTCGGCCACAATCACATTAAGGGGCGAGGGAACCCTGACGATGCAGATTTTCGCAATCAGATTATTAAGGCGTACTTCATGGGAAAACAGCCAGTTTAATCTGATATTCGAATATACGCGCTCAAATAACTAAGGAGGTATTTATGGAAATAGGATTAGAGGGAATCGCGGCTATAGCCGCGATAGTAATAGCCATACTGGGCTTCGTGTGGAGGATGGCGGTGCTAACAACCAGGATATGCAGGAACGAGGACGCCATAAAGGCGGCCAATACAAGGCTGGACAAATACGTGTCGAAACACGAAATCCTAATAGAGGAAATGAAAAACCAAATCAACACGATGCTGCAAACGCAGGTCCGCATCGAGGAAAAGTTATCTTTTTTGATAGATAAAAACTAAATATAAGGATAGGATAATATGAAAAATAAAACCGAAAAGAGGAACCTGTCGTTTAAGAACATGGAGGTTCGCTCCATATTCGACGAGGAAACCAAGAAAAAATATATCTGCGGCATAATCCCCTACGACAGCAAGAGCCTGCCTATGTGGGGCGTTACCGAAATTATAAGCAGGACCGCGTTCAAGAAAACCCTGGCGGATAATTCCAACGTGTTCTGTCTCGTGAACCACGACGAAAACAAGGTGCTGGGTTCCACGGATTCGGGCACCCTGGCTTTGACGCAATCCGACGAGGGGTTAATCTGCAGGTGCGAAATACCCGAGACCACCTATGCGGTGGACCTCTACAATCTTATCGAAAGGGGCGACGTCAGAACCATGTCTTTTGGGTTCACTCCGGTAAAATGTACAGACGATTACGAAAACAATACACGCACCATAAAAGAGGCCAAACTTATCGAGGTCTCGATGGGCGTCTGTTTTCCGGCATACCCCGAGACCAATTCAATCGCCCTTACAAGGGGGTTCGCGAAACGCAAAATCGATATAGAGCAGTTAAATGAAACGCTCGATAAAGACGAATTGAACGATAATGACAAATTAATCATAAAAAACACGATAGACATACTTTCGGATATTGCAGGTATCGAAGCCGTTGCAAATGAGCCGGGTGAAACCACTCATGACGAAAACAACACTCCGGCCGAGAACAACGAAAGCATTTTATTGGAAATAGAGGCCGCTATCTCGGCCTAAACTAATTTATCAAGGAGTATTAAAATTATGAACGAACAACTTATGAAAATCAATATCGAACTTCGCAGCCTCTCAGAAAAGGTGGCGGACGGTTCCCTAAAAGCCGAGGATGCAAAAAACCAACTTGAAGCACTCAAGGTACAAAAGAGGGAAATAGAGCAATCAATAGCCCAGGCCAACGCCCCAATCGACAAAGAGGAAAGAAGCGTGGCATTGGCCGACGTCAGAAACGCCATGGTTGAAAAGAGGGCCATTACACTAAACGGCACCGGCGCAATCAACCAAATTACCGAGCTTGCAAAAGAGCTTTCCAGAAAAAGGGAAATACTTAATCATGTTACTTATTTTTACGGCCCAAATGCCGGCACCAACATCCCTGTATTAAGCCCATCCCTTGCTACACCCGGGGCTTTTGCCGAGGGCGCGACAGGCATCCCCAATGACACACAGGCCGCACTTGGCGTAAGACAATTGACACCCCATGCTTTCGTCTCTATCTTACCCGTAAGCGCCGAAACTTTACAGCTGGGAAGCGTCAATTTTGAGAGTGAATTACCAGCAATTTTCGCCGAGGCATTCGCGGAAGGGTTCGCAAGCCAAGTATTAACAGGAAACGGCACCGGACTAAACTTCCAGGGCATTTTCACCGGAAACACCAACACCGTTAATTGTGCAATGGCCGGCCCCCCAAGGGTCATGGACTTAGTAAGCCTAGCCTTAACTGTAAAAGACCACACGGACGATGCGATTATCGTAATGCACCCAAGTGTTTACAGCGGAATAATGGGCGACACAACCACAGGCGTGGCGGAAATGTACAAAGAGGAACTTATCCGCACAAAAACCGTTGAAGGCGTAAGGGTTCTCTTAACAGGTTTCGCGCCTAACTCTGTTGTATCCGGTTCCGCTGTAGCCGTCGCTTTCAGAGCCAGGGACTATGCCTTTGGCTTGGCATCCGAAATACAAATCGAGCCAATCAAAGTGCTTGGTTCCACGCAGACATTCTTCCAGGCCATGGTGTTTGGTAATGGACGCAGGATTTTGGATACCAACTTCTGGGCGCTCCAAACCATCTAGACAAATATGGCAGGGTTGTTATTAAAACGGCGACCCTGCTTTTATTCAAAGGAAACAATTATGGCTAGGAAAAATGAAAAACAAGATAAAGAGATTATTGAGGAAGCTGGCGGGAAGGCTGCTCAAAAAGCTGAAAAAAAATATGTCAAGGTAAAGTTCAAAAAATCCTATATCGGTCGCCACGGTATTTTTTATGCTGGCAAGGAATACGATTTAGGGAACGGCCTATATTATTTGTTCAAAGACGAGGTAGAGGTGTTATAATGAGCCACGTTTCCCTTGAGCAATTCAGCCAATACACGGGCGTCCACGACAACCCCGAAAAGCTGCAATCCTTTATTGACGCCGCCGAAGGCATGGTTATGAATTATTTAGGCTATGAACTCGGCACAAGGAAATACGTGACCACCGCCAACGGAAACGGCAGGGAGGACGTGCAGCTTGAGGCCAGGCCGGTAAGGGAAATATTAAGTGTCTTTATAAACGACGAACCGGTACCGACAAGTCATTTTGAGACGGTGAACGAATATATATATTACAAAAACGGTATATTCCCAGAAGGAAGGCGAAATATTATTGTCGTATATAATGCCGGTTTCGATACCGATATGGATATTCCCGACAATGATTTGTATGACGGCGGTGATGCAACAAACGATTCCGACGATTATATTGGGAACGCCGATGCGTCAACCGTTTCACCCATACTGGACGGCGGAAACGCCTTGCTTGAATCGGGTGCGACAACTATTCCGTCGGAAATTATTATAACCATATTAAGGATTGCGGCCTTGCTGGAATCGGAATCCAACCAGAACATCGGGGTTACGAGCAAGCAATTCGCGGAATCGGGTTCAAGAACTTTTGTCAATTTTACTTCGCTCCAAAAATATTTGTTTCCCATATCGAGATATCGTTTAAAGAGAATATAAATGGTCAATATAGTTTTTGATTCAAAAGCCTTCGAGAGCAAACTCGCGGTTTTCAGCGCCGGCCTTGGAAGTTTCTACGCCAGCCTAATGAGAGACGTTGGCGACAGAATAGCGGACGAAGCAAGAAGCAGGGCACCCACCGATACCGGACAATTAAGGGACTCCATAGGCTTTTTAATGAGGGGCAGGTTTGCCGCCTTAACCACCCGTGAAAGATTCGGCAAGAATACACTGCCTTACGCCTGGGCCGTACACAACAACAGGACCAATCCCCAGCCGTTCGCGTTACCCGTATGGCGCAATTGGTTTGGCGGTAAAAACGCCAGGGCATACCGTGAATTGGCGAACGAGCTACAGCGTAAAATGAGAGAGGAATTAGGGTAATATAATGGATTTTAAAGATAAGTTTGATGCAATAAAAATATTTATAGAAGAAAGTTATCCGGCATATTTGGAAACTTTTAATATTGAATTACCTTTTATTACAGATGAACACATTGATTTTGATGCTTTTAAGCATGGGTTTTGTTTGTTTATAGATTTTAACACTGTAACTTTTACATCAAATTATGAGGATGACTGTGTAAGCATAGCAAAAGTATCTGCCGATATTTATCTCGTGTTTCGCAACAAACCAACTAATATTCTTAACGAGAAATTAATGAACGCCTCTTCTGCATTATACAGACTTTTCAGAAATGAAAGAATAAATATAGCACATGGAATAACGGTACAGGACGTTAATTTTTTCAGATACGTCGAAGGAAATAAAAATCTTGTGGCTTCCAAGTTTTCAATTGAGTTCGATATCGGGTTTTAATAATACTAAATAAAGAGGAAACAAAAATGAAAGAAGGTTACACGGTACACGTCTCCGACGAGGCGAAACGAAGACACGAAAAACAGCCCAAAGCGATTAAGCGCAAGAAGGACTGCCCGTCGTGCGAGATAAAAGCGGAAGTAATAAACATTAATGATATTACTAATATTAAAAATGACATGAAAGGAGACAAGGAATAATGGTATCAAAATATACGGGCCAGAAGGCCCACGTTTGGATTGACAGCGGGAACAACGAGGTGGTTTCTTCCGGTTCCACGATAGCCGGTCAAAAATATTTCGTAATGGACAAGGGCGGGGACAGCGCCATTCCGGTGCCTGCCGGGATGATTTTCCAGGCGCCGAGAACAAACCCGCAGATTGCGCTCGTCGACGGCGACAGGATTTACCACATCAACGAGGAAAGGTTCTGCAAGACCTCGGCCTCTTTCGAGCTTGGACAGGACGCCGTGGACGTCGGCGACGATTGCCACCCCGCTTCAACTATTGCAAGTGGAATAACCACATTTTCAGGCTCATTATCCGGTTTGTTCAGGTACGACCCGGTAACGGACGAATTCGAGAATATCATCCAGGATATTTTGAACAAGTTCATGACCGTGGTCCATGACGACGGTGAGGGCACTTACGAGGTCCATCCTAAGGATGACGCGCAGGTTTACATACTTACGCAGCTCAACAGCGGCGCGAAGAGCGGGCAGTTTGAAAATTACATTTTCGCCCCGATTGTCATAAACAGCATGAGCATGAGCTTCGGCCACGCCGACCCCCAGAGCAAGGACATTTCCTTTAATCTTGGCCATGGGTCACCCATAATCTACAGGGTGCCAAGCGTAAGCTAAATTGATTCCCAAAGGGTACTTTTTGTACCCTTTTTTTATTTTAAAACTAATATTATATAAGGAGAAACAAGATGGTACTCAAAAGCCTAAAGCAAAAGAGCAGGAACTTCATTTTCAAAAGTTTCGACAACATGGAATCGGACAACCCGGCTAAAATAATTTTTTCAAGGTTCCCGCTGCCCGACGAGAACTTTCCCGCCGGCAACCAAAAATCCGTGTTGGATTCCGGCGCGTTCAGGACACTCGACGATAGCCCGGAATCAAGGGAATCATTGGTGGACCACATCATCGAGAATATGATTTCGAACATCGCAAACAACAGAATCGACTACGAAAGGTTCTTCAATGAATGCGTGGAAAAAATAGAGGACCTGGTTTACGATGGGCACGACATAAAATCCGCGGACGATTTTTTCAGGCATCTTCCCGACGAGGCATCCTTTACGATAGCCCAGGAAGCCTATGCCTACGCGAAAGAGGCGGACCAGTTTATTGCAAGTTCTGATAAAAAAAAATAAAATTAGGTTTTAAGTTGTGGCTTATGGGTTATCGCAGGGTCGAAGAAGCGGATGCCAAACCTATAAGCCAAAACAAGGCCAATAATGCCTACGCAATAAACGAGCCGCATCCAGTAAGTGTCTTCGGGGTCGAACGACCTATTTCAGAAAAAAAAATCGGCAAATATTTAACCGATGATGTTTTTTATTATATAAATATTTATGAAAATATTTGTAACTTTGGGCTTCCCTATGACAATTGGCTTTCTGCGCCTGCATGGTTATTAGATATGTACAAAATGTTCAAATTAATTGAGAAAGAATATGAAGTGTATCAAATAAACAGGCAAAATAATAGCGGTTAATTTTATGACTAATTGTTATGAACAAATATGGATATATTTATTGTACTACCAATCAAATAACTGGAGAAAAATATATTGGTCAGCATAAATCTAAAGAATGGAACTACAAATATTTCGGAAGTGGAACATTGATAAAATTAGCTGTTAAAAGATACGGTATAGAAAATTTTAAATGTTCTTTGTTATCATGGTGCTATGATAAAGATGAATTAAATCAGCTAGAAATAGATTATATTAAACATTATAACCCTGAATATAATCTTACAAAAGGTGGTTCTGGTATCCATCGTATGTATGGCAAATCAAAATACCCTAAAAGATATTGCAAACTTTGTAAAAAAGAAATAAAAAGATATGTAGCAAATAATGTTAGTGGTTACTGTAAAAAATGCTACTGTAGTTTACCCGAAAGGATTGCTATTTATAAAACGGAAAAATTTAAAAGAAAACAAAGTGAATCACATAAAGGACAAGTACCTTGGAATAAAGGGTTAAAAGGTGTTCAAGCTGCATGGAATAAAGGATTTAAAGGCGAAAAAAATCATAACTCTGGGAAACACTGGTATAATGATGGTGTTAAAAATGTATATGATTTTGAATGCCCAGATGGTTTTGTTTCAGGTAGATTAAAAAGGAGGGTGGCTTAAAATGGGAGATATTACCCTAAAAATCCGCGGGGACTTTTCCCAGGCCAGAAAGGCGTTCAGCGACCTGGCGGAATCCAGCGAGGAAACCCGGGAACAAATGGAAAAGTTCGCCGAGTCACTGACCGCGTCCGAACTTGAGGAGTTCAACCGCAAGCAAAAACGAATCCAGGATTCGATGAGGGGCACCCGCGGAGAGACCGCCGCGTTGGAGCAATCCAGCAGAAACTACCAAAGACAGATAGAGCAACTAATCAGACAGGGTTTCGACCCGAACAGCACCGCTGTCCGTGAGCTGACGAGGGAACAGCAGAGGCTCCAGAAGGAGGTGGACGCAAGCAGAAAGGCCAAGGAAAGGAAGACCAAGGCGCTGAAGGCGGCTAAAAAGGCTTTGAAAGCATCCGCCGTCGCCATAGCCGGCGTTGTTACCGGTGTAATAGCCCTTACGAAAAGAAACGCCAATCTCGCAAATGGCCTTGCTAACTCGGCCCGCGTGGTCGGATTGACGACGGAAGCCTATCAGGAATTGGATTACGCCATGAGAATGAACGGTATCGAAAACGGCGATTATATGTTGAATCGTTTGGCTCGTTCCGTTATCGATGTTAGAAACGAGACGGGAACTTTGACAAAGTTTCTTGAAAACAACTACAACGAATTACTTGCGCAGCTACAGGCGGTCGAGAATAACGAAGAGGCTTTCACGCTATTAATGGACGCCATACACAGGGCACCCAACGAATTCGCGGCGGCCGAGTTGGCCATGGCGGCTTTCGGCAGGAACGGGGCGCAGATGGTTCTGGTCGCCCAGAACGGTGCCGAAGGTATGAACGCATTAAGGGAGGAAGCCCGGCAGCTTGGCGTGGTGTCCAACGAAAACGCACAGGCTGCAATGGCGTTCAATGACGCGATGTTCAGGCTTAGAACGTCCGTGCAAAATATGACCCAAGAATTGACGGTTAAATTATTACCGGCATTAACAAACGTTGTGGTAAGAGTAACGAACACGATTCAAAGGGCTGGCGAATTTAGAGCAAGGCTAGAGGGTTTAAGAGGTGTAGTAACAACAGTAGTACCTGTCGTTGCTGGATTAACCGCAGGCGTTACGGCCTTTGTAGGCACAATGAAGGCTGTAGGATATATAACCGTTTTTATAAACAAGCTTAACGCTTTAAGAAACGCTATGAAGGCCACAAAAGTAGCCACATTAATTGCGGCCGCAGCTCATAAAGTATATGTCAAAGTCAAGTCATTAGGAAAGGCGGCTGTTCCGGCTATAATTGCGGGCGGAGCGGCTTTAGTCTGTGCATTCATTGGGATTAGAAACGCCCTTAGAAATGCAGCCAACGAAGCTATGGAGTTTAATAAGGTCTTTGAAGATATTGAATTCCCCGATTTTAATTTTGTAGCCGAAAGCATAGCCGACCTGGACGTGGCCCTTACAAAATTATCCTGGGGCGGAGCGGCCATTGAAGCCACTTTGAGTGCCTATGATAAGGCCTTAAGGCAAAGGCTCGACATGGTAAGAGATTCGGCCAACCAGGAAAAGAACAACAATATAAACATACTGCAAAGATTCCTGGTCGAACGGGCGAGGCTTGAGGCGGACAGCTGGGAAGAGAGAAAGGCGTTTCTTGACAAACAGAAACAATACCTTCTGGATAACGGGCATGTATTGGCCAGCGAACAGGAGGCCCTTGAGGAGGCGCACCAAAGAGCCATCCGCGAGCTACAGACCAGCGCGTTAGACGGCCTTTTAAGGGAAAGACTGGAGGGCATCAAAAAAACCGAAAACCAGATAAATAACTACCAGATTAACACCATACAATCCTTCCTGGCCCAAAGGTTGCAGCTTGAATCCAAGGACTGGGATGAAAGGTACGCTTTCCTGAAAGAGAAACTACAGGTTATTAAAGAATACGAGCAGTTTTCCGCCGACGAGAGATATTTAATAGAACAGGAATTACACAATAAAATCGAGGCACTGCGAGAGGAAAGGGTCAGGTCCGCAAGGGAAGCCACCCGGAACATGCTAAAATCATATTCCGTGTTTTTCGGGGGCCTTGGCAAGATGCTCGGGGTCGCGGGAAGGGAAAACAGGCGTTTCTTTGTGGCGTCAAGGGCAATGGCGCTCGTGCAGTCCGTCATAAACACGAAGCTGGCGGTGACAAAGGCGCTTTCAACGGGCGGAATCATAAAGGCGATAGGCGTCGGCTTGAAGGGCGCGGCCGCGACGGCGAAGATAGCAAGTTCCATTATTCCAAGCGCCGAAACAGGAGGAAGATTCATAGTGCCGCCGTCAAGGGGCGTAGACAACTCAATAATGAGGGTAAACGAAGGCGAAACCGTCGAAGTAACACCCCGCGGAATGACCGGAGGCGAAATATCACAATATATTTTTAAAATCGGCGAACAGGTAATTTTTGACATAGTGAACAAGGGCGGAAGGTCCGGAGATATCAGTGTTTTCGAACCGGCGGCCAATTTTTAAGGGAGGACGGAATGCATATTTTACTTAATGACATAATTCAGGACAGCAACGCCCCGGACGCGCTGAAAAGCCCGGCCCTGTCCGAGGTAACATATATTTTCGATTACATGGACGTGGACCTGGGACGCGAAAGGCGGATAAACTGCGTCGGGATAGGGAACACCGACGGCACCTAT